ATAAACCCTCCAACGATATAGTCACCTCTGTGGCACTATCATGAGCGTCATCACCCATCAATATCATGTCACTTTCAGCGAACTTAGAGATATTCAATGATTCGACTGCAGATTGGATCATCTCGATGTCAGAATCGTTCCTGGCAATCTTGATCTTTATGTAGCTATTACTATTGACATTGTATATCATCAATATAGCATAGGCTCTACCAGACGCCCAGAGTTGACCCTGTATCTGGAGATTGAATCTATCTATTGCCACATTATTGTCTTCCAAGACGTCGGCGTATTTAGTATCGGTCAAAACCTTCACCTCTAACAGCCCATCATCTCCGATTAACCTATCGGGGGATGCGGCGAACCACTGATTAGCATATATTCCAGCTGGCTTCAAATCCACACCCTCCACCACAGAATACATATTAGCGGCGATGTCTTCGTAATTCACACCGTCATACATAGCCGAAGAGACGAATTTCGACATCGATATACCGAAGGTCTTCTCGTATCGCAATTCTTTGAGGTAGTCTTTTTGCGCAGCGGTAGGCTGTCCGTTTTTGAGCGTCGACGTCAAGTCTGACAATCTGCTAGCAGTAGGCAAACCTAGCCGCAATCTGTACCACTCGGGCGTTCTCTGTGGTATGTCGTGATAAATGAATGTTGCTTCTTTCATAATCGTCCTTAGAATGGTATCTCACCTAAATCAGATACAGTTTCTGGCCCAGCGAGTAGGGTGGAAGCCGATTTGTCTTTTGGCTTAGGCTCGTAACCATAGACGTTCTTGTCGTAGCTATTACGGGGGTTGCCATCAGCACCGACATATTGCCTGTCAGACCTATAGAGTTCAAACCAGCAACTCTTGCCTTTCAACGTTGGCAATAATTTGATAATATCTTCACTATCGTCTATCAAGTTGATCTTATCTCGCATAGCGTCTTTAGAGGCCTGCGGCGCGTTGTGGACAAATATACTCTTCAGGATCTTGAAAGCGTAATCAGAGGCCTTCTGTGTGGTGAACCACAACCTAGCACTAGACGTCTCTTTGTTCTTACCAACTACAGATATCTCGACATATTCTTTGTCGCTGTCGGTCTTGCCATACTTGATATCTGATATCTGTACCTCGTGGACTCCCTCCTCAAAATACGCGCTATCGTTTTTGGCCTCAGGGCTAAATTTTACCATTATTTCTTCTCCTTATTTTTACTAGTTCCGTCTTCGTAATAACCTCTAATCGCTGTATCTACTAATTGTAGATCATTTGGTAGGGTCGGATTGTCGAACATACCAATTGGGGATTTTATCCCAGAACCATCAGTCCGTACATTGAAGACGAACTCTCCATCGACTATATCCGTAGAAAGTATAACATTTGTCAGTCCTTCTAGGACAATTTTCTCATCTAGCATTTTCCCGGTGGTCTTTATCCTCAACCTTGTGTCTTTTTCTACATCAGCAGCGTGGGACATCAGATAGAAGATCTGATCGCTCTTCTTGTCTATTATAGCCTTGAACACATCAAACATATTACGCGCCATCTGAGTGAACTTGCCGTAACCAATCTCTGATATGCGATCCATCTCCTCGAAAGACATCATATAATTTATATCATCTATTACAATGATTTTACGTGTGCTTTTATCTATGACTGCCAATATATCAGCATAGGTCTTAGGGACTACAACATTGAAATTGTTCTTGAAAGGCAATTCTTTGCCAGTGCAAGACACCACACCGACATCATCTGCCCCCAGATTCCGTAGGCTGGAACTCTTCCCCGTGCCAGTCTTAGAAATGATCAAAACTAGTTTTGCCATTACGACTCCTCCTCATAATCGCTAGTATCGCAACAATCGCAAAGGCTGTGGCAACTGTGTCCGCATACTAAGCACTTAAATTTATTCGTCATAATTTGCTCCTTTATTAACTATTGACTACCTCAATTATACTATAACCAGTTACACTTTGTCAATCCAATAATTGTAGTGGTTATAACAACAACATGTGGAAAACTTCTAATCATCTAGCAAACTGGGGTCTAATCGTCGCGACCACTCGTTTTGTATAGAGATTGCTGGTTTGCGGTATACACCATTTATGTCTTTTATAGATCCTATTGGAGCGATTGAGTCGTACTGTATCAACTCGACATCATCGCCAACCACCTCTATTATTTTAGCAATTTTACCATCAATCTGGTCGAATAAAGCGTAAATGGCAGATAAATCACCTTCTATTGCCAATCTTAGGAAATTTGCAGCTATGACCGACTTCACATAAGGATCATAGACGTTTTTGAGGCTGTTGCCACGTCGGATCTTATCCTCTATAAGATGTTTCTGCTTCAACACCCCAGCAACGATATCTACCGACTCTTCACCCATCTTTTTGACGGTCTCTCGGATACTCAACGTCGCTAAATCGACTTTTTTGGCTACTGCTTTAGATTCAACTACGTCTGGCGTGGGCTCGGACGCCTCCTCGACATCTCCTCCCACAACCGATTCGGCGTAAGGGTAGACAAGATAAATCTGCGGTGTCCTTATCTCGACAGGTTGCGCTATCTTACCAGAAAGCCTGTCTAGTGCCAACTCGATGGCTGATGGTTTCTTACCCTCGGCGCATATCCTAGCGAAGGACAGCATGACTGCTTGATCTGCGGACAGATCACCTGACATCTCCTCTCGGCAAAACTCGCTCCAGTGCCAGTTGGTGACTGTGTCTAAATACTTTGCTAATTCCTTACCTTTACCAGCCATCTAACAAATCCTCCAAAGACTCTACCTTCTTCTCCCTAACGAGGCCGTGCTTGTACCCGATACCATTTATGAACTCCACTTCTGAAGGCTTGTAATCACCGCGCATATACACGTTCCCCACTTTAGAAGGGGATAGCCGCCTAGAAGTCCTGATGAAACCAGCAATCTCGCATTCGCGGCGGAGAGTGGTTTGCTTAACCACTACAAAAGCGTTCGCATTGCAAAAATTCTCATAGTCAGCATAGAGTATTCGATAGTCGAGGAAACCGACACAACCATCGTGTTCTGTGATCTTGCTGATGTAGCTGACCGCCGAGTTGGTCTCTTCATCATACCTAGCCTTGACCGCTAGAGTAGAATCTGACCACTTATATTGATAGTTGCTCGCCTTCAATTTGGCCGCCCACTCAGTTAGCCTATGCACAAACGTTTGGATGAACTCAGTAGTGAACAGCCTCTGCTCGTACGTATCATCTGGCTCGAATGAATTGCGGAACGGGACAATCAATGTACGGCGTCGCGCACCATACGAATTATCACCGAAAAAGGGTATATTGTTAGCGGAAAAGATGTGGTGGACGTTGCCATCAATGCGAACCATATCTTGACTGTGGAACTTGTGAACTTGGAAATCCTCGTGCGTTCCGATTGACTTATAAGTTCTCGTGTCGTCGACATAGCTTTCGCTTGACTCTTTGCACACGTTCCCCAACATCCCCACCAAATTCGGCGTATCCCGTTCATCTTCTAGCTGCTTGACCGTCAATTCAGTTAAATAATTGCCAAAGATATGATATAACAGGTGAACAAGTGTTGACTTGCCGTTCGCGCCATTTCCTAGAAACCATATAACTCCTGTTGGTTTCTGAGACAGCAGCAACGGGGCTATTGATTGCCAAATGTCATTAGCTACAGCCTGCTCACCGTTAGCTAGCTGTAATATGAAATTATCAACTTTAGAAAAATCGCCCGTGTCGTTAGCTTTATATTTCAATCTGTAAAAGCAACTACTTCGACGCTCATTATCGACATAGCAAGCCTTGACGCTGTCCCATACCCTGTCACCAATCGCTATCAGATTGCGACGGTCTGTGAAGTCTGGGGCGGTAGCCCTGAAAACTTGCTCGACGTCGGCTATTTTGCCGCGAGGGTGTCCCTCACCTAGTATCCTGTATGCGTGTTCTTGGAACGTCGCGGACGACATTGGACTGAATATGTCTTCGAACTCGTCAAGTATGAACGTTCGCCCGAAAAACTTTACTATGGTTGTGTTGTTTCTTATGTTCTCGACCATCTGTTCTTGTACGGTAGGTTTCGCCGCCTGGATCTGTTTGTTGCTCATAATTTATTACCCATCAAATCTTTTTTATAAGTTTCCATAACTACATTGACCTCTGTTATCATCTCATCAATCAGATACTCATCGTCTATGTCTGATATATCTACGGTTGGGATCCAGCTGTCAATCGAACCATCAATCGCGTTCTCGGCCTCAGGGACATATATGACTCGGTGGCCAGTCGTAACATCTACACATGTTGGCATAGAAAAACTGTGATCTTCAACAATATAAACTGTAGGTGATAAATCTATCATAGCCACAAACTTGCCCTCTTTTATTAGCCTTGCCAACATATTCATCGTCATATTATTATACCCCAATATCATTATAAAAAATGTTGTAATTTATATAACGTTTTCGCCTCTGTTAACATAATCATTAAGTGCCATTTCTATCAAATTGGACACTTTCAACCCGTGTTCTAGCGCGTGCGCCTTAGCTTGAGCCATCACTCTCGGATCTGCTGAAAATGAATATGTGGATTTCTTCACTTTGTTGCGCTTGCTATTATTCTTCGATTGACGTTTGTATTTAGACAAAGTGGTAGACTTGACCATCATGTTATTTACATCATCATCGCTGAAGTTAGCACCCTGATATATTCGAGTAACTCCGTCGTGGTATTCCGCCACACACACATCATCTTTTATAATTTGTATATTGCCTTGCCTAGCAAGTACTGTGTGGTATTCGCCACCGATGAATTTACTCATTATATGTGCCATTTAATTGTCTCCTTTTAATATTTTACCTGCCCATTGGCTTATCTGAAAATCTTTTTTGCCTCGTAATACCTCGTAAACATCTTGCTCAATTGTGTCAATCGTTCTGAAGTTGTAAAAAGTCGTGTGTTTGTCCTGCCCGTTGCGATAAACTCGACCGATACTTTGCTCATATTCGGCGTATGAATATGTTGGTGAAAAGTAAACGACGATATTTGCATATGTCATTTCTACACCTGTACCACCTGACTTGTAATGCGATATAGTAACGCTGTTATGGACGTTTTCCCAATCTGCTTTTCTTGGCAACTCGTGCTTTCTGCCGTTTTGTTCAAACAAAGTTTTACCAGTCAAGCTTTTATCTGATAACATTTCCAATATCGCGTCTCGCTCTTTGTCGTAATTGTAGAAAATAACGACATTATCAGTCGTACCGGACAATATATCTTTTAGATAATCTAATTTATCGCTAGTTGCTAAAGTTTGTCGTAAATAATGTGATAATTTGCTCGGATTATCCAACATTTCGCCTGTATCTGAAAATCTGGTAACGATCGCCTTTGTATAGCCTTTTGGCTTCTCGAAGTCAACACCGACAAATGTGCGCTCTGGCAAATCTAACGCTTCGGCTTTGGACAAAGGCGCGGCAATTTGTGCATATTGTGTTTGTAAGTCTCTGATTCTGTTATATCCGATTATCTCAGGAAAACCCTTGAAACTCTGTATATTACAATAAATTTTCTTAAATTCTGTAATATTTTTGACAAATCCAAATATCTTGGAATA